GCCATACCTTTCGACATCAATCTCATACCGGTAGCAAAAGTTGGATCATCTAACATATTTGATTGTCTCATGCACCCTATTCGTTGGTAACATTGGTAGAAGTCTTGCAACACCGGCACGCCACCAGTAAGCCACAAACCACCTGTGCCAACAGCTGTGCACCATTTTTCACGGTGAATAGTGTTGGTTAATGGATGAGTGGTCATGGTATCCTTACGTAAGGTGGCTGGTATGTTACGTACCATTCTACACGTTTCACCAATTTCAATTGGATGCATTTGACAAAATTCAATTTGGTGGAGTTCGTACACGGGTTTTTCACACGTCATCCGAAACCCCAATCCACTAAAGTACTCACTGAGTCCAGCAATAAAATGCTCCACGTTAGCCTGCTCCATGATGACAACACAGTCGTCCCCATTGTTTACTAGCTTAACATGTGTGTTGCTATTAGCCGCATAGGACCAGACCATGGCAGACATGATTAAACAGTTACCTAGTCCGGTATTCATATCACCTGAAAATCGTTTTCCTTTAACACGGTATTTGAGTCGCCCATCGGAGCAATATCCAACCCCACGGTTGTTCATTTGCCATTTTAGCAACTTTGTGAGGGTAGGATTATTACGAAAAAGTTTTCGGTAGATGGTATGTTCCCAATCCAGCATGGCAGGGGACACATGCATGTCAAATTTCTCAGCATCTAATCCGATGGCAACAGGACGCTCGAAACTGCGCCACTTACCGCGGATAATACTACCAATTTCTTCAACATTGTATCCCTTCATCACTGTGGGACCATCACCAAAAACCTTTGCTATTGTCTTATAGACTTTATGCTCGATCAACAAGATCTACCTACCAAGCGAAAGGTTGTACGCAGGGTCACGGGGCTGTATGCATCGCGGAGCCTTATCAGGATTAACCAGCTCCATCTTCACAAACACGATGGACATAGCATCCCGTCGTGACAAACCAATACGCGTTAACTTGTTAAGTGCAT